CATTGATACGTTATAAATGGGAATTTCTTTTACGCCCATATCCCGCCAAAATCTCCAGAAACTATGATTCATCACCCTAGTGTCTCTGGCTATCGTTTTTCTTCGGTCTTCAAACTTCTCGTTATCTATCTTATCTTGTGCGTAGTAAACGTCCCATTCCTCACTTCCCCCGTCTGCCCCAAAAATAAATATCCTCTTAATACCTTTAATCGCTAACGTAATCGTAAAAGCTACCAATGAGTTGTACCCAAACCCCCAATCAGATACCATGACTTTATCGTAATTTATATGTGTTCTTACGAACATGTGGCTATTTACAATCAGTACCCCCTGAAAGCCTTCAGCATCAGCAAAGAACTCCCGTATCCGACCGTAAGAACTGCAGTAGAGAATATCAAACTTCTCGTCTATGATGGAGAGGATATTTTCCTCTATTGACTTAAACCTGTTGATTCCGCACCAGTAAACATTGTCATCTTTACAACAATTAATATAATCCTTAAATAGGCTGACAGACGGACCATTGACGAGAATATATGCCGTATCGGACTTATCGAGTGCTATGTGAGCCATAGGGTGAGTTTCTTAAATTCTTCATAGAGTTCTGGACTATTAATCATCTTAGAAAACTTCTTGATATTTACATCAGCCATACGCCAAGGCTTGCTTTCCTCAAAAGTCATATCAAGTTGGATAACCGGAATCTCTTCCACTCCGCGATTTTTTAAGTACCAATACCTATGGTGTCCGTCTATAATATAATTATTCTTATCTATAATTATAGGGATGTTTACATAATCTTTGACAGCGCCGCTAGCGAATCTGGTGTCAATTCGCCCGCTAAGATCGTACGCGAAGATGACTTTGATTTCGGAGATTTTGGCTCTAAATTTTTTTCCGCCTCTTTTACACATTCGCAGAATTTCTTAAAGGTTTCGTGATTATCCATTACAAGCCTGTAGTCCCTGTAATGGATATGAATGTCGTCAATGACATTACTTTCCTGCTGTTCAATGACCATTCGATTGTTGTAGTAGCTTCTTGTCGGGTCTTCAATCGGCATATCAACCTTCTGCTGACCACCTATGATTTCGGGTTGTTTCCCAGACCACTCTTTATACCCATTCTTAACAGCTTCTTCTAGTTTCTTTGCGCCCTCTTCAAATGCCTTTGCAATAACAAAGAATTCTTCTACTGAGAATATTAACCGATGCTCCCTATAGTGAATGTGGACATTTTCAGCCAAATCAGTAAAGCACCTTCCGTTATGTGCGTCCCTGTCTGGTAAAACTACTTCAGCAAGTTTCTTTTTGACTCTCCCCATATCATCCTCACTTGTTTACCCAGGTCATTATGTGACCCACGATAGTGTCTGCATCAAAGCAGATTCTGTAACCTTCTTTTTTCATTAATCGGCAGAAATATACATCCTCAGTAGTGTTATCTCCATAGTCCATCTTAAACGTCTCAGAGCCGTATTTATCTACCATATCTTTAACGAAAGCATGTTTCATAACAAAGAACCCAAATCCTAATACATCAGCATCAACTAACCCCTTACACTCGGATTTGTCAAACTGAAGGAACTTACCATCCTCCATAAACCTTCCGTGGGCGAATGTTTTACATGGTGATCTAACTAAATAACCCGCAGATAACGCCTCTAGCTTGTTCTCTTCCATCTTCTTAATAAGGTCGTACATCGCCTGGGCTTTGTAGATATGGTCGCTATCCAACCAGATGACGTAATCCACGCCCTCTGTCAATGCGGCGTTTCTCATTAGGGATACTCTTGATAATACCGGATTATGACCGTTTGTGAACGTCATAATGAGACTATCATGCCTATTGTATATATCTGCCTGAAACGCTACTAACGACTGAACTGAATTTACGTCCATAACCTTTTGAGTAGGCATACACCCAAGTATTTTCATTTAACTGCCTCCAATACGAATAAAGTGGTTTCATCGGTCTCTTGCACGTGTTTAATCTTAAAGTCTGCTTTATATAAATATCGGAAGTCGGATATGGGTGTGTGTTCCTGCTCGTAGGTTTTCTGACATAGGAAGTTGAGGGTCTCCGGCATTATCACTCTTCTGTGCGATGGGTCGCCCCAACACCACCTGCTTTTGATGGACGGGACTGTTGCAAAGAAGTGTCCACCCGGTTTGAGGATTCTCCAATATTCTGAGAACTCTTTGAAGAAGAATTCGTAATCTCCCTGGTAAGCAAGGTGTTCCAAAACTTCGTATGCGTGAATCTCGTCGAACTCATTGTTAGGAAAGGGCAACGGATGTAAGGTTAAATCGTGCAATACATCCGGTTTTCTATCTGGGTTATTATCTAACCTAACCAAGTCCTCAAACTCTTGCTTATCTTTCAAGAAGATATGTTTTGCGGTTCTGTTGCCGCATCCAAGAAGTAATTCTTTCATATACCTATACAATCTTATATACGATTTATATACAATTTGTGAGGGGCGAGTAGAACTCGCCCCCCAACAGTTTAACTTAATACCCAATAGCTAAGATGTAAGCATCTGTAGCATTTTGAGTACACGCTGTTACGTGGTCGTCTTCGTAGAAGATAACCGATAACTGCGTTGAAGTTGTCGCTGTAGTTGACACGCGCACGTGTGCACAGTCAACGGTAGGAGCTTCCTTCATTTGTGCGAAGGCGGCAACAACAGTCCCCATCTCGTCAATCGAGAGGGTTGTGCCTGTTTCCGTGGCTCCATCTACCTCTACAACAGCAACCTTGAATTGCCCAGCAAACTCAGTAATGTTGCTGGTGGTTTCTGTAATGGCTCCCATTATACTTTCTCCTCATTTAACGATTAGACTAAGGCTGTTGCAGACGTATCTACAGCGATAACACCATAATCTTTTGAGTTAAACGTAATTTTTTGGATACCACCGATTAATCCAGTAGCATATCCAACCTTGTTTTTATAGTCAAAGGTCTCTTCAACCATCTGGAACGAATCAGCCGTCTGGACGAATCCAAGCGCTTGTTTCCCGCACAGAACAGCACGGAAGGCTTTAATTCCATTAGCAAACTGCGTTCCAGCCGTAGCTGAATTGAAGTTCATCATTGTTGTCGTTGCCGCATTTAAGTACGGTACATACTCATGATCGTAAAGAATAACACCATCCCATACGCCCAACGCACCCGTAAAGATAGGATTCGAGTTGCCTCTTACCTGAGCTTCACGTTGCGCTTGTGCGAATGTCGCGTTGTTCTTTAGGTCATAAGCCTGCCAAGGATGAATGAACATAACATAATGGTCTTTCCCTTCAATGCGAAGTGGTCTGACCTGTGGGGATGCTGTCATGGCCTTAACCTTGGCCCTGCTGATAAGCTCTGGTGTGAGCAAATCAGTAGCAGCTAAGGAATCGGCACCTAATGTGTAATCCGCACACAAGTACCTGGCTCCATACCCAGCCGCTGTGTCAGCAGCAGGAACTTGGTCAGGCGAGTTAGACCACGCACATCTTGCGCCAACAACCGTACCATTAACGTCAGTCAACGATGTATTGTTAACGCCACCTAGCTTGAAAAAGAACTGTCTCTCAATGAACTCTTGAGCCCATATAGAGAGTTTGTTCTTGGCATCCATACGCATATTGTAAGCGTTCTTCTTTTCATCGAGCTTACCAGTAAGCCTTACGGCATTACGGATTTGGTCAATGGCAATAGAATCGCTGTATGCGCTGATGGCCTCTTCATGACCTTCTAATTCGCTATCGCCCGTAATACCATTACCGCTTAACTTGACCGTTAAGGGCAACGTAACTGTATCGCCGGGTGACTTTTTCAGATCGCTTTTGATCTGGATGATGTTATTTTCACCTGTCCCCATAAACTTCTTGAAGTACAGATTGTCCATAACATCTTTATAGAGCTCTTTCTGCCAAAGTTCTGGGCGTAGAGCATCAATACTTACTGTATTAGACATTTGTTTACTCCTATTGCATTAATAGTTTATGTCTCACCTCTTCTGGTAGCTCTCTCCATTGGTCGGTTGAAAGACGTGCCGCATCCTCGACGGTCAAATCGTCATAGGATATAGTGCGCTTTCCTCCACCATGTCCAACAGCTGCGCTACTTATTTTTTTCTTAGAGTTCTTTATTGCTCTATCAACATCTGTTTTTTCACTCTTCTCCGGTGATTTTTTCTTCCCAAACTCAGGATGTAATTTTGCTAAAGTAACAACTCTCTCTACCAGGTTCTCTTCGTCAATATTATCATCTGCAAACGCCGCCTGTAGAATATCTTTATATGTACCGCTTTTATCCGATTCAACAACTTTTCGTGCCAAATCGGTCAGATCGTCAAAGTTATTATACTTGGATTTGCCTATCTCTTCCGCAAGTTTTATGCGTTCAGCCCTCTGCTGATTAAGTCTTTCCTCAGCTTTCTGTCTTTCCTCTTTTTCAGCCTCTATTCTTTCTAGGTCTGACTTGGTAATAGGTGTGCTTCCATCTTCGGTTTGCTGTTCTCCGATAATGGACTGTAAGGCTTCTACCGTGACGCTCTCTCCCCTTAGAGCGTCTGAAATCTTCTTTAACTTAATTTTGTAAGCAGAATCCTTAACCTGATTAAGCTCAAACTTAGCCCTTAGTTCCTCTGCCTCCTTCTGAGCATTTTGACGCTTTTTCTTGTCTGCCTTCCACTTCCAGTAGAGAGCCTGCTCATTAGGGTTGTATTGCTTTAAACTGTTCTCGTCCTTCTCAACATCCTCAAAAGTGGGCTTTACTTCCTTCTCCTCGCCTTCCCCGTCTTTATCCTCTGTCTCTTTATCCTCTTCACTCCCTGTATCTTCTTCGGTCTCAGACTCGGTACGCTCTGTGTGTTCATCCTCGCTCCCCTTTTCCGAACTTTCCGAACCATCGTCCTTGGTTCGTTCTTTTGATTTTGATTTATCATCAACCTTCTCTTCTTCTATCAATCCATGCGTTTTTGCCATTTCAATTTCTTCTGGCAACAATCCTTTTGTAGCAAACGCTGTTGGTT